AGGCCTAAGAAGTCTGAGGTACAAGCTAAAACAGCAGGTTCTAGAGGTAAAGTAGGCAGACCCAAGGGTGATGCCTCTATCATTAACGAATACAAAGCTAGAATGTTAGCTAGTCCTAAGTCAGAGTTAGTGTTACAGACGATATTTGATGCTGCAACTAACGATGACCACAAGAATCAGGCAGCAGCATGGAAGCTAATAATGGATCGTATACTCCCCGTAGGGGCTTTTGAGAAGGATGTAGTCAAAGATGCAGGGAGAAGTAGCATACAGATCAACATTACTGGCGTTGGAAGCACAGAAGTTTTTGGAAGCACTGAAGAGAGAGATGTCATTGAAGGAGAAACAGTTAATGACTAAAGATAAGCTAGACGAAGTACTAGAGGAAGCCTTAGGTTACGTAACTAGAGTAGGTGATGCCACTAGTCAACTGGTAAACGTAGCTATTCTCTTTGGTGATAACCCTAACGAATCCGTCTCAGGGCGCTCACACAGGCTCAAGAGCGAGTCTAAGGCTTGGGGATGGGCTAACGCAGCCATTGACTACGTGTTTGACCAAGACCACTGTGAAAGAGCGTACATCAACGACGTAGCTAGAGCAGAAAAAACTGTAAAAGAAGCAAAGCCTAAGAAAAAAGCAGCACCAAAGAAGTGAAGTACTTCAGTACCTCTGAATTTGACTGCCAACACACAGGCGAAAACCAGATGAAACCTGAGTTCTTGAGTAAACTCGATTCACTCAGGGAATACTGCGGTTTTCCCTTCGTTATCACCAGCGGCTACAGAAGCCCTAGCCACCCGTTAGAGGCCGTAAAAGAGATACCGGGGACACACGCGCAAGGCATAGCAGCAGACATAAAGACAACAAACTCTGCTCATCGGTATACGATTATAAAAGGGGCCTTAGAACACGGCTTTACTGGCATAGGGGTCGCTGGTGACTTTATACACTTAGATACACGGGGTACTCTGCCCGTGATGTGGACTTACTAAATATGCTGTACACTAAAAACGCTAACGTAACAACGACAGCAGAATCTACTATTGTTACTATTCCCAATGGATACGTAGCACACTGGAATATGCTGTTTGTAGTAAATCTAGGCGGCTCTACTAATGGTGTTGGATTATATGTAGACAAAGCAGACTCTACTCGTATTGACATCTTAGGCGGCGGTAATGTATCATCTAAAGATTATCTGTTGTTAGACGGTGCTGCTATATTTGTACTGCAATCCGGAGATGCAATTAAGGCGTATACTACAGCAGCAGGTGACGTAGAGTTTGTTGTTACCTTTGACTTGCTAGAGCAAGCACCAACCTTTGTGAATTTTAATGGGAGCTAAGCAATGAAAGCATCACTACTAGCGGTACTATTATTCATGGTAGGTTGTGCCTCAACTAACGAACTGTACTACGAGTCAGTCCAGAAGACCGCAGAGGCTAACGCACGAGCAGTACAGGCTAAGTTCGATGCCCTGTCCAAGATTGCCTCTAGTGGCGACGGACAGGCTGCTAGTGCCGCTGTAATGGCCTTAGCACTCACGAGCACACCTAACGCACAGCCTATCCCACAGAAGTCTGAGGCTATTCAGTGGGCGTCTATTCTAGCGTCTCCTGTTACCTCTCTAGGCATGATGTGGATGCAGGCAGACTCAGCTAAGACTATGGCTCGCTACAACGCACAGGTTGATCTAGCGTCTGTACAAGCTGACGCTGAAACACAGCAGGCTCTCTACGGCAGTTTCTCTGACATCTCTAGTGCAGGGTTTACTGCTGTTAGTAACGTAGACTACACGCCTTTTGTTGATGGCATGGTTACTCTTGGTACTACGGGTATGGATAACCTGACTACCTTGGGTACTTCTGGCTTTGACTCTAACGTAACTCTGGGAACCGCAGGTATCACAGGCGTTGTTGACATGGGTACTGCTGGAGTCAACGGTGTAGTTGACTTAGGCACTACAGGGTACAACACTATCCTGACTATGGATCAAGGCAACAACGCTTTGACTAGTAGTGTATGGGCTGACTACACAGCATCTATTGAACAGATTATGACTAACATTCCAAAGATTCTCTGTTCAGTAACAAGTGACGGAGCAGGTGGAACAACTGTAACCTGTGAGTGATCTTAATGTACAACTCCTGCCGTGGCAACAGGAGGTCTACGCAGATTCTACTAGATTCAAAGTAGTAGCTGCTGGAAGACGAACAGGAAAGTCTAGGCTCGCAGCGTGGATGTTAATCATCAATGCGCTGCAGTCAGACAAAGGCCAAGTTTTTTACGTTGCGCCCACTCAAGGTCAAGCCCGTGACATTATGTGGCAGACCCTTATGGAGCTAGGACACCCTGTGATTGCGGGTTCGCATATTAATAACCTGCAGATCAAGCTGGTCAACGGGGCCACGATTAGTCTCAAGGGAGCCGACAGACCTGAGACAATGCGTGGTGTGTCCTTGAAGTTTCTCGTGATGGACGAGTACGCAGACATGAAGCCTGACGTATGGGAGCAGATCCTCCGTCCAGCACTAGCTGACCAAAAGGGTCAGGCAATGTTCATAGGTACGCCTATGGGCAGGAACCACTTTTACGAACTGTACAAGTACGCAGAACTAGGAGATGACCCAACGTACAAAGGGTGGCACTTTACGTCTTACGACAACCCTCTGTTGGACTCAGAAGAAATCGACATGGCTAAGAAGTCTATGTCGTCTTATGCGTTCCGTCAGGAGTTCATGGCATCTTTTGAGGCCAGAGGCTCTGAGATGTTCAAGGAAGGCTGGGTACAGTTTGGAGAAGAGCCGGACGTAGGTGATTACTACATCGCTGTTGACTTGGCTGGCTTTGAAGAAGTAAACAAGAAACGGACAAAGAATACTAAACTTGATGAAACTGCAATCGCTGTTGTTAAAGTTAGTCCTGATGGTTGGTACGTTGATAACATTATATATGGGCGGTGGAGCCTTGACGAAACTGCCGCCAAGATATTTCAGGCCGTTAGAGACTACAGACCCATCAGCGTTGGTATTGAAAGGGGTATAGCAAAGCAGGCTGTCATGTCGCCTCTGACGGATCTACAGAAGCGCTACGGCACGTTCTTCCGTGTAGAGGAACTAACTCACGGTAACAAGAAAAAGACTGACAGGGTTATGTGGGCGCTACAAGGACGCTTTGAGAACGGCTACATTGCACTAAACAAAGGCGAGTGGAACAACAGGTTCTTGGATCAACTATTTCAGTTTCCAGATCCACTGACCCACGATGACTTGGTTGATGCACTGGCCTACGTAGATCAGTTGGCGCAAGTAGCGTATCACTACGATTACGAGATAGACGAACACGAAGTCCTAGACGCAATAGCAGGTTACTAAATGACACAGCGAGTTTTCAGAAAGTTCAACACCTATGGCATCTACGCTATCTCTGCCGTAGTATTTTTTACTATGGGCTACAGCATAGCTTTAATTTAAGGACAGTACTATGGCAGACGACATTTTAACTCCAGATCCTCTGATGATTGAGGAGTCTCTGGAAGAATGGGTAATCACCAAGTGTGAGAACTGGAGAGACTTCTATGAGTCAAACTACGAAGCAAAGTTTGAAGAATACTATAGGTTATGGCGAGGTCAATGGGACCCTGCTGACTCAGAGCGAGCTTCGGAGCGTTCTCGTATTATCTCTCCTGCGCTTCAGCAGGCTGTAGAGTCTAACGTAGCAGAACTAGAAGAAGCAACCTTTGGTCGTGGCAAGTGGTTTGACATTAGCGACGATACAAACGATCAAGACCGACAAGACATTCAGTACCTCCGCAAGAAGCTAACCGAAGACTTTGAGAACACTAAGGTACGTAAGGCTGTTGCTGAGTGCTTAATTAACGCTTCTGTCTTTGGTACAGGAATCGGTGAGATTGTCCTTGAGGAGATCAAGGAGATGGCTCCAGCAACTCAGCCTGTTATGGGTGGTGACTTGACTGCTGTAGGTGTCAACATTACAGACAGAATCGTAGTCAAACTCAAGCCTGTGCTGCCTCAAAACTTTTTGATTGACCCTGTTGCTACAACTGTAGAAGACGCTATGGGTGTGGCTATTGACGAGTTTGTGTCAAAGCACTCTGTAGAACTCTTGCAGGAACAAGGTGTTTACCGTGAAGCGTACATTGAATCTGCTGCTCCTGACACAGACTTAGAGCCAGATCAAGACCTCACGATCTACAACGATGACAAGGTTAGGCTGACGAAGTACTACGGACTTGTGCCTCGTGAACTCCTTGAGGCTGAAGACGTAGAAGTAGAGTCCGACTCTATGTACGTTGAGGCTGTCGTAGTTATTGCTAACGGCGGTACGCTCTTGAAGGCTGAAGCTAATCCGTACATGATGAATGATCGCCCTGTAGTGGCTTTTCCTTGGGACGTTGTTCCGGGTCGCTTCTGGGGTCGTGGTGTGTGCGAGAAAGGCTACAACAGTCAAAAGGCTCTGGACACAGAGTTACGCGCACGTATTGACGCCCTGAGTCTTACGATTCATCCGATGCTCGCCATCGACGCAACTCGCTTGCCTCGTGGGGCTAAACCTGAGGTTCGTCCCGGCAAGATGATTCTTACTAACGGAGATCCTCGTGAAGTACTTCAACCGTTTAACTTTGGGCAGGTGGGTCAGATTACTTTCGCTCAAGCGCAAGCGCTTCAACAGATGGTACAGCAGTCTACTGGAGCAGTCGATTCAGCAGGAATCGCTGGACAAGTTAACGGCGAGGCTACTGCTGCTGGTATCAGTATGTCTCTTGGTGCTATTATCAAACGTCATAAGCGCACTCTGATTAACTTCCAGCAGTCTTTTTTGTTGCCTTTTGTAACCAAGGCAGCGCACAGGTACATGCAGTTTGATCCTGAGAGTTACCCTGTAGCTGACTACAAGTTTAACGCTACGTCTACTCTGGGTATCATTGCTCGTGAATACGAAGTGACGCAGCTTGTACAACTGTTGCAGACCATGAAACAAGATAGTCCTCTGTATCCTGTGTTGATCCAGAGCATTATCGACAACATGAACCTGTCGAACCGCGATGAACTGATTGCAGCAATGCAGCAGGCATCTCAGCCTAATCCTCAGGCTCAACAGATGCAGATGGCTATGCAACAGGCTCAGATGGAGTTTCAGCAGAGTCAAACAGCAGCCCTTAACGCACAAGCGGCTGAATCTCAGGCTAGGGCGCAAAAGTACGCTGTTGACACTGAGCTTGCTCCTGAAGAGCTACAGATTGAAAAGATTAACGCAATCACTAGGAACTTACAGGCAGGCGACGAAGACGATAAAGAGTTTGAACGTCGCTTAAAGGTTGCAAACACACTCTTGAAAGAAAAGCAAATAGAGGGCAAAACTCAAAATGATACTAACGCAAACCGAAATGAACAGCTTCCTAGAGCAAATCAACAGGGCGTTCAAGGATCAGTTCGACAAATTGGACTCGTTGGAGAACCGGGTCAAGGATTTGGAGGAGAAGGTTAATGCCCAAGGAAAAGGATCCAAGACTAGCACGAGTAGGAGTAAGCGGGTACAACAAGCCGAAGAGGACTCCTAGTCATCCAACGAAGTCTCATGTAGTTGTAGCCAAGGAAGGCGATAAGGTTAAAACCATACGGTTTGGACAACAGGGTGTATCAGGAGCAGGCAAGAGTCCTAGCACTGATAAAGAAAAAGCTAGGCGCAAATCGTTCAAGGCAAGACACGCTAAGAACATTTCTAAGGGCAAGATGTCTGCAGCATATTGGGCAAACAAGGTGAAATGGTAAGATGGCTAAAGGCGTACCACACTACAAAAAGGATGGGACTCTGCACACTGGAGAAACCCACAAGATGCCTGATGGTTCACTGCACTCAGGTAAAACCCACAGTAAATCGTCAGTTCCTCTGTTTCACATGAAGGATCTTTCTAAGACTGCTAAGGAGAAAGCTATGAAGATGTACGGAAGTAAGAGCAAGCCTAAAGCAAAAGCAAAGAAGAAAACAACAGCAAAGCCTAAGCGTAAGCCAATGAAGCGAGGCTACTAAGATGCCAAAGAAAGGTCTATACGCTAACATCCACGCTAAACGTAGGCGTATTGCCGCTGGATCAGGCGAAAAAATGCGTAAACCGGGGTCTAAAGGCGCTCCTACGGCTAAGGCCTTTAAGAAAGCCAAAAAGACAGCTAAGAAAAAATAACATAAAAAAGTACTTGACTTTTGGTCTAAAGTATGATATAATATATAGTGTACTTAGGTACATCTTATTAATCAGAGACAACCGAAGAGGCCTCAAGTGGATCAAGAAACCCAACAGTACTACGACAATTACTTTAGTCTTTTTATGACAGACGGTTGGAAACAACTGATGCAGGACTTTGGTAATAATACTGTAAGTATTAACAGCGTAGAAGCAGCTAAAGATGCTAACGATATGTTCTTTCGTAAAGGACAACTAAACGTATTAGCCCACTTACTGAATATGGAAACTATCGTTAATACTAACTACGAGGAAGCGTCAAAGCCTCCAGAAGAAGATGATTAAAGTATTTGACTTTCGTTGTACTAACGGACACACATTTGAAGATTTTGTAGAAGCAGGTACTACATCCAGTAGGTGCGGATGTGGTGCCAACGCTACAAAGATTGTCTCAGCGACTCAACATATCCTAGAAGGTGCTTCCGGAGATTTTCCCGGTAGACACATGAAGTGGGTACGTGAACACGAGAACGCTGGGAAAACTACGCGGGAATCCTAATAGGGGCAACTCCCATTTTATTTCTCCATAACCTATCTAGGCGGGGTAAAGTTTACAATGTCAAGAGCGACACTAATTGATGAGCGTCAGGAAGAAGAAGTAGAAACAACCGATCAACTCGACACACAGGATACCGTAGAGACTCCTCAAGAACAAGAGGAACAACCTCAGGAGCCTGAAGTCCCAGAAAAGTACCAAGGTAAGTCTGTTGAAGAACTCGTACAGATGCACCAAGAACTTGAGAAGTTTTCAGGTAAACAGAGTACGGAAGTTGGCGAGTTACGTAAAGTTGTTGATGACTACATTCAATCCCAGACACAACTCTCAAACCAACAAGCACCTCAACAACAGCAACAACAAGACGATGAAGATGATGTTGATTTCTTTGTTGATCCTAAAACCGCTGTTAGTCGAGCTATAGACAACCACCCTAAGATCAGAGAAGCAGAGGCTTACACACAACAGTACAGACAACAGGCTACTCTTGCACAACTAAAGTCTGAACATCCTCAGATGGAACAGATTTTGCAAGACCCTAAGTTTGCTGAGTGGATCAAGGGGTCAAAAGTCCGAACACAGTTGTTTGTTCAGGCTGACCAAGGGTACGACTACGACGCTGCGAACGAACTGTTCAGTCTCTGGAAAGAGAAGAACCAAGTAGTTCAAC